TCCACCAGGCAATTTAACTCCAACAAATTTCATCAAATTTTGACCCCATTGTCTTTTAATAAGAGCAGTAGTATATCTCTTTAAAAACGAATCATTATAAACACCAGTATATGTATCAGGATCCAAAATCCTAAAGCATTCAATAACCAACCAATTATCTTTTTCTTCTGCATCCCAATCAATATCTAAATATAATCTATCCTGCCTCTGATTAAATCTTATTTGTTTATCTGTAGTTAATAGACGATCAATATCTTCCAGATAAGTCTTTGTCATTGCATACTGAAGTAGATCAAGTGAATTGAATTGATATAAGTCATTCAAAAACAACTGATATTTAATACTAAACATTCCAGTTGATATAGTACTACTATCAAACTTAAAGACTTTTTCTATACCAATTACAGAATCAGGAACTTGTAAAAAGTTTGAAGTTTCATACCAATTAGTAGTGGTAGTTCCATAACCACTTATACTTGTAGAAGTAGCAGTAGTGGTTACTATACCAACAGTATTAGTACTATCATCAGAATTATATGCCTGTCCTCTATTAAGTTCATCTTCTGTTATTTTATGCTTCAGATACATTTTTTCGACACCATCAAAGTGTCTTTCCTGAAAATGCTGAAGAGCATCATCAATCAGATCCTCAATTTGCTCATCGGCAACATTGACCTCCAAGACAGGAGCACCCAGCTGTCTTAAACAATATTGTTTTAATTGTGTCCTACTTGCTGGTTTTGCCATTTAAGTATATTCTCCCTCTAATATTTATGGTATAGAAGATATGCCTGAATAGACATATACATTCCCACTAACAAGTTTGAATACCGTAGATCCAGAATCAACGTTAACATCAAACATATATCTACCCTGATCCAATGCTGCTGTTGCAGTTGCACCTAAAGATAATTTTATCTTTCCATCATATGCACTTGTAAACCCAACGGTAAAAATTGCATTCTGGAAATTGCTTGCTCCAACACCAACACTCTTTGATATTGCAGCATGACCAGTATATCCAGTTAAATTAAAATTGTTACTTGAAGTATCCTTAACTTCTAAATTATTAACTGAATTAGAACCACCATAAACTACCAGATTCACTCCAAAAGGAACTCCTGAATCAGGGTCAAATGTTACTGTTTTAGTTGCCATTTACTAACTCCTTGAGAAGAGACTTAATTTCATTCATTTCACTTTTTAAATTAGCAAGTTCTTGTTCAACATTTTCTGACTTTTGAACTTCTTCATTTTTAACTGAACGTCTTGAAATATATTGTTCATAATCAGTTGAATTCACATTAACTATTGAGTTTGTTTTAGGATCTCTTGCAAGATCAGAATGTCCTTCAAGTTTATACATATCAAGCAAGTGCCATAACTCTCAAGTCTTTTACTCTTGGTACATAGACCTGATTGGTAGAAGTCAATACAAATTTAACTCTGTATGTTCTAAATGCTGGTAGTTCATCAGCAGTAAATGTATACTCATTAAACTCAAGAGCATTAGAAGTAAATCCAAATGAATTTGTCTTCTTAATGAATGAATCAGATCTACCATCACTCTTTTCAGCAGAGATTACCTGACCTCTTGAATTTAAATTATTATATCCAGGGAATGGAACAAATACTGGTTTAAATCCTTCATTATTACTGATAGCATAGAATGCTCTAATATCAGCATCTTTATTGATATGAGCAGTTAATAGAAGTTTCAAAGAAGTTGCTGAATTTTCTAATTGAATTTCTTTAGAAATATACTGGCAAGCAGTTGGATCAGCACCAAGAGTAGAAACTCTATCATCTGTAGCATAGTCCTTAATAACGTCATTTACTCTATTTGATGTAAGAATAATTGAAGTTCTCTGACCATCAATAACTGGAGATACATGAGAATCCATTGTATTCAATAGAACTCTCATATTCAACGACTTATTACCAGGAATCTGACTTAACTTCTTATCTTCATTAACTTTAGAAGCAATCATTCTTGTTGTATTAAGATAATTTGCCTCATTAACCGTCACAGTTTCAAATCCATTATCAACGAATGGTGTTTCGTTACCACTCAAACTCTTACTGGTGATTGTTCTCATTTCAGCATTAAGTGTTGTTCCAGCAACAGTCAAGTTATGAACAATAGGAGTAATTATTTCATAAGGCATATTTTGAGTTGCCTTAACATTTAATCCACCAGTAGATTTTGACTGATTGATATAAAGTTTACCATTTCCAGTATCAACACTTCTATCATCATTACCACTATAGAATTTCTCTGACATATCCAATTTAATATTATAAGAATCAAATGTAATTGATCCTTCAACATCAGAAGCAGTTGTAGTTGATAATCCGTGCGTCTTATTAATTCTCTTCAGGTTAATTCCACCAAGTTCATACTTATAAACTGGAGTACCAACAGGATAACTTATTGGATCAGATCCTCTTTCAAGTAAAGAACCACCAATAGTATTTCCACTAACAGTATTGTACTGAATTATCTCATCACCAATCTTAAGATAACCTGTATTTGTTGTACCAATACCTACACCTTCAAAGGTTGTAAATGTAGAAGCAGAAGCAACAGATATACTTGAAGTTGATGATGCATCATATGCAGCAGTCAGTTTCGTTGGTTTAGAATCTGGCATAACTCCAGAAATCTTAACCAAATTATCTGTAAAGTACATTCCATGATTCTTATGATTCACCTGAATATGAGTACCATCAGTTTCTTCAGTAATAGTAGTTGTTTGAACTCTACCACCATATCCAGTAGGTTTTCCAGAATTTAATTCAGTTGATACACCAGCACTACTGGTATAAAAGACTGTATGTATTCCAGAAGAATTAGTTAACCATCCTCCTTGAACATTATCAAGAATTAGTTCATTAACCTGTCCAATTGCTGCGACAGTTAATCTTAAATCTTGACCAACTGAAGCAATTCCTATAGTAGTTACTCCAACTACATCACCAACAGCATAACCACGACCACCTGCATTACTTACAGTAGCAGCAACAGCAACACCATCAACCACGGTAATGTTTGCTTTTGCACCACTACCTTTACCAGTACGAGTTACAAGATCTACTCCACTAAAGGTAAGATTACCATCAGTAGGTGTATATCCAATACCAGCATTGGCAATACTTAATGTTCCAGCTGCTGTTCCAGCAGTACCAACCAAATTACCAGTAGCATTTGTACCTGCTTGGAAGAATGTATTACCATTAGCATATCCACTATCCGCTAAAGTTGTTCCAAGACCAACTCTAATTTTTCTTGATTTTAGAACTAAAGAATCAGGCATCAAAGTAGGAATTTGTGCATTTCCTTCTTTCAATTCTGGACTATAGAATTCTACAGAACCTGAATTAATAAAGTCTGCTCTGTATAGAGTAAATTTAAGATCTTCCCACTGACTTGGTTCCCAAGTAGAAGCATTTTGAGACTTGAATAAAGAACCCAAATATGGCTGGTTAGAAATATAAGTATCGGTCAATAAATCAGTCTCACCTATCCTTGATATAAAGACACTGTACTTAGTTGAGTTAGATGCTAAAGCAATAGCATATTCAGTACCATTACCTTCAAGGAAAATAGGTGCCTTAAATTCTATAGTAGTAGCAACTGATCCATCACCAGAAATATTAATATCATCTGGTTCTATTACAATTTCAGAGAATGGTAGAATGTTTTGTGTTGGTAATCCATTCTTCATACTTCTGATTTGGAAAACGCAAGGAATATCCATATCATCCTTGGTTTTAAAGTATACATCACACTTTGTGACAAATACGCCAGTTGATTCATCAACCAAGAAAGATTGTGCAAGAGGATCATACCATCCAACATAAATGTCTTCTGAACTACTACTAAGAACTGTACTACCAACAAGTTGAGTTCCTAAAGATTCGTTAACATGCTTCTCTTGGAATTCTTTCTTCTTCTCAATTTTAGCATTTCTAATAGAAAGAATTTCTTCTTGTACTGTTTCTAATGTACCAGAAGCAGTATATGTATCATCAGCAACAGTAGATGCTACATCTGCATCATTTGTTGGTTCATCTGTAACTTCAAATAGTTTTGTTCCTGTTTCAAATCTTGGATGTGAAGCAACATTTGGATTTGGTATATAGAAACTACCAATACAAACTGCTGATAAATCAGATATAAGTCTTACATTTGTAACTTTTGCTTCTGCACCATATTGCCCTTTAAGAATCATTCCAGATTCTACCCAACCCCAGAAATCACCAGTTGCTTGATCTGCTAAAGAGAAAGTGTCAACATTCAATATTGTTGCTGTAGAAGAATATGTTGAAGATAATGGTTGATTTGTATAAGGATTTTCCTTAAATGTTTTTGTTGGAACATTATATGCTCCTTTTTTATGATTTAATTGAGCAACTCTAAATTTTATTTGAGCATCAACTCCTCCAATTGTTTCATCACCAATTCCCGTACTTATTGTGACTCCTCTAACTGTTTCTCCAACTCGGAAAGAACCAGCTATCATCTCAATTTCTAATAATTTTGGAACACAATATTTTGTAACATTCTGCCCATCCATGAAGGCATACAATCTTGTTAATGGTTTAACCCTTTCAGCTACAAATTCAATATTCCTTGATCTCATATAAGGAACTAAATCTCTACTTACAACTTTATCCCCAAGACTTTCTTTATCAAATGTTTCAGTTACAACAGTTCGAGTACTTTCTCTCCTTGCAACACCTTCCCTTTTAGTTTCTTTATAAAGATTCTGTGTTGTTGCTGTTGTTCTTGTAAAGTATATCCTTGCGGGGTTAGTTGAAGGATCACCATTTGGCCAACCACCAACATCCCATTCAGGACCATCAGATGTTGTTGTAGTTGTGTCTTCCCAAGTAGTTTCAGTAACACCAGTCCAAGTAGTTTCCCACGAATCCCAAAGGACAGGTCCCATACCAGTTTGTGGATCTATACCTTCAGTTTCTACCATCATCTTCATCGTTGATGCATAGTCACCTTCAACCTGAATAATTTTTGGATCTAATCGAACTGTATCTATCCAAGTATCTGATGCAGGTGTTATATCAAGAGTACCTTGCCAGAAACTAATCAAGAAAGGAGTTACACTTTCTGATCTTGTTGCAAAATCTTGTTTAATATATTCTACTTCACTATAATCTAACGTAATAATATCACTTGCTTTTCTGACATTATTACCCTCTATTGCTACTGTAGATAAATCAGCAGTTGGATCAATATTTAAAACTGGACCAAATACCATATCAACAGAATTGGTATAATGTCTTGGTCTAAGTTCTTTATGCTTCCTATCAATACTATTATTAATTTTTAATCTATCATCTTGTGGTTTAAATGTATTAAAATTATCAACAAAGAATCCAGATTTAAATCGATTTAATCCAGCAGAATCTGAAACAAACATATTAGCAGTATTTGCTTCTAATAAAGATAATGATGTATAGTATTCAAGACTTCTTATTCTATCTTCCAGACCTTTAATATCCTTCATCCTAAATCTCTTATGCTCCATGAAATTAACAGAAGCTTGTTCAGGAGAATAGAGAAATGGTGGTAATGAAATCTGTGCTATTTCTAAAGCATCATCAACTGGAGAAGGTTTTCTTGGATTATCTGCAGGTTCTCCATATTTAACTTGGAATTTTCCATCTTTTGTTAGATAAACCCTATCCTTTCTACCTTGATAGTATGAATAATGACTGAAAATTGTTTCATCAGAAGATAAAATATTTGCAGCAGAGTTTCCAGCAGCATTGAATGTTCTTCCATCAAATTCAAGAGGAGAACGAGAATTTATTGCAACAGTATATGCAGAAGTTCTTGGTCTAATATCAATTATGTCAGTTGCACGGAATCCACCAATACCAATAATTTCAGTAGATGGATCAAAATCACTATATGAATTTACAGTAGTAATATCACCTTCATCATTAGAATCATAAGATGCACTCTTGAAGTATATTTTTAACTTCTTAGATGCCTCTTCAGAATCTGGTTTTCTGTTTATTCTACCATAATCATAGAAAGTTGGTTCTTGACCACTTTCATAAGTATAGTTTCCAGAAACATCAAAACTATCTGTTTCTAAAGTAGCAACTACTGCCCTAGTATTTGATTCAGCAAAGGTAAGTGTTTCTCCTTCTTTAAATTTTAAATCATTCTTATAAAGAATAGTTATTTTTGTGGAAGTTGATTTTTCTGCAACAATAGCAATTGCACCTGATGTTGCACCCTTTATTACCTCTCCAACTAACAAATCAGAAGTTGTTCCTGAAAGATTTGTTATTGAAGTAAGATTAATTGCTGGTGCTGATGGATCTCCTACATTTTGAGATTCAAAAATACCATGTATTTCAATTACATCAGGAACATTCAAGGAAATAACTTCATCTTGAGCTCTTGTTCCAAATGGATAATTACCATATGTTAAACCATCATTTAATGTAGTAGCACCAATACCAGATCCTGATTTTGATGACTTATCAATTAATAATATTCTTACTCTATCCTTTATCTTAAGTTTTGCTTTTGGCTTACCTTTTCTTAAAGTAGCAATAAGAGTTGCATTAGTATCATTAGCACCAAGACCATAAATTTGACAGGTTGCTCCACCGCCACCAAACGAGAACCAAGACGCATTTAATGCCTCTGTAGTACCGTCAGATCTTACTAAAGCATATCTTTCTTCATCAAATGCTAAAAATGTCTCATTAGTTCCCGCAGTAGGAATAGTAGAAGCATCAAGTTGACCGTTAGTTATATTAACAGTAAATGTTTTTCTAATAGTTAATGTTGCATCTGTTACATCAACATTAGAAATAGAAGTTCTTGGTAAATGAGTGTATAATGTGTTATCAGAAGAACCAGTGAGTTCAGTAGTTAATACTGTAAAATCAGAAGCATTAAATGCAGCAGTTGGTAATGAACCATTAGCAACTCCAGGAACATTTGCTACACCATCAACAACAATATTATCTGTATTAACTTCAGTTACTCTTGCAGTGATTGGATCCCCACTGGAAGCAAGATCACTATATTGTACTAAATTACCAACACTAATATTTGCAGGGAATCTTGGATTTACACTTTTTATTGTTGATATTCCAGCAGATCCACTACTTTTAGAAATAGTTGCTACACCAACAACAAAACTATCAGATTGAACTACGTCAGCATTAAAAGTATTAATACCAGTAACTCTATCGTTAGTACCATAAACAGATTTCACATCTGATAATTTATAAGAAGTTACTGCTACAGCAATTCTTCCATCAGCAATACCATCAAATATTAATGCTTCATTTTTAATAAATTCTCCAGATGTTTCATATATGCATACTTCAACACTGTTACTGACTGCAGTTCTTATAAAACCAGTTGCACCACTATTAGCACCTTTAACATAAGTTGGTACAGAGAGTGAAGTTGCTTGATTTAAATTTAATTTAGTATATGTTTGAACATCAAATAATGAAAGATTCCATTCATTTAAAGATGCATTATTAGCATCATATGATCCAGACTCTAATCTGTAATCATAAACTCTTGCAATACCTATTTCTGTTCCAACAGCACTTGTATCTGAAGTAACACCAACTCTTTGATCTCTTAAACTTACAGTATAAGTATTTCCAATACCAAGTGTTGGACTTCTAAGTGTTCTATTTACCTTTAATGTAGGACCAGTATTGTATATTATTGACTGATCTTTAACTTCTTTAGTTGTTCTTGGTTTTTTAACATCTAAAAATGTTGGGTTATCAACCTGAATTTCATATCCACGAACAAATGCTTTACCTGGTGAAAACTTATAAAGTGCTAAATCGGAAGATGCAGTTGCTCCACCATATGTAAGTTGTCCTTCATCAAAAATACCTTTATTACCCTTTCCATCATTTAATGAATCTAATACTGTAAGATTAAAAGGTTTTACATAATAATCTCCAGATTCTGCAAATGTTCTTCTTGCAAGAGTGTCTGTCCAATCCTTATTTGCAAATCCACCTCCACCAAGACCTGTTTTAGTATCTGATTTTAATTTACCATTAACAATAGTAGAAAGTTCAACAAAACTATCATCATCAAAATCATTTGTTGCTTTTTTAAATAAGCTAACAGATATTTTAAGTCTATCAGCACCAGGTGCAGAATAATTATTAAATCCCTGAGAATTATCATTCAGGGTTTCATCCATATCAGCATTAATAAGTTGCTCATCAACAAATAATCCAACCCTATATGATGGTTTAAAACTATATTGATCTAATATAAGTGTTTCTTGCTTAACATTTACAAAATTTCCTCTAATAAAATAAATACCATCTTGAATTTGGAATGCAGATCCTGTAGCAGTTGCATCAGTAGAAATTGTTTGTGCAAATGGAGTACCTGGAGCAATTGTTGTATTACCAAGAAGACCAGATGTTATTGTCTCATTGCATGTTAAATTTTCACCATCAGAAAATACTTCAGTAGAATTATTTGCAGTACTTGAATTTAAATAATTAATATAAAGTGTTAAATTTCCTCTTTCAGAATCTGCAGGTGATAGAATTTTATCAACAAATGCAGTAACACCTGAACGTTCTCCCGTTATTTTTGAACCAACTAACTGATCAGCATATGCTTCAACAGGTACTCCAAGATAATCGTTATTTAACTGAACACACTTATAACGTTGAGTAAATCCTGTATTTCCTGGTATTACCTTTGCACCTTCTTTAAAAAAATGTTGACCAAATTTTTCAATTTGATTCTGAAGTATTGACTGTAATGACGTTAATTCACGAGCCTGTACTGGGTATCCAGGTTTAAATAAGACTCTATGATAATCGTTTGCAGCATCAAAATCGTCAAAATACGGTGCTACGTTTAGATTTGTTTGCTGTGACATAATTCTTTAGAACTGCAAGATAACTTTAATATCTTCTTTTTGGTTAGCTGATCGGGTTATTGCTGGTCGATTATCGACATAAATTATGTTTCCTGCATGTTTTCTAACTTCAGGACCCGCTATTCCAGCAGTAAATGATTGACCAAGGTAATATGTTTTATTATTTATTATGGTAGAGATACCTGTGTAGTTAGTATCAATCGTCAAATTAGATCCAGTAGAAGGAACAATTGTTACACTTCCTCCAGATGCAGGTGAAGCAGTAAATTGATTTAAATTAAATCCATATTTTGGATTAGTTTCTGCAGTACCTACAGTAGCAAATCCAGATACTGACCTATCCTGCCAATATTTTAGAACTCCAGTTGTCTGATTATAATTTATAACCCTACCAACAGCAGTTGATCCTGTTGCTATCGTTTGAGTAACATACGCATCTGCAGTAAAAGTAGCAGAACTATATCCAGTACCAGTTAATCTTAAAGCATTAACCGCACTTGCCTTATCAACTGATAATAATGTTCCAACACTAACTTCTGGATTTTCTACAACTCCAACTCTAGCAATCTGGTTTCCAGTTACAAAATCAGGATTCTCATTATCATTTTCAATTCTTGAATATAAAAGAACATTATATGCTCCAAGTTCTCTGTAAATATCATCACCATGACCACCTTTTGGAGACATGATAACATCCATAGTTGGGATTGTTGTTCCTGTTGGAACCCCACCTGCTATTAAATCAACATTACCATAAGTATATCCTGACCCTTGGTTTGATACTGTAACAGTATCAACTTTAGAATCATTGTTTATAACTACAGTACATTCTGCATCACTTCCATCACCTTTAATAGGAACCCTTGTATAAGTCCTATTTGCAGTACCAAGACCAACTCCACGATCAGTTACAGTGACTATCTTAACTGATCCATCAACTGCATTATCTCTAACAGCAGCATTATTGGTAGAAGTTGCCCAATCTGCAGGAACTGGCATGAAATCACTAGTTTCAAATTTTATAACATCACTTGGTGTAATAGTATACAAATACTTCCAAATATAACCATCATTACTTGATCCTGCAGATCTTGGTTCCAAATCAGTAAATGTTGGTTCATCTAAAGATGGTCTTCCTCCTGAATTATCTGGATCACTTCCATTTTGTAAACAGATGTATACTTGATAATCTGTATTCATTACATAATAAAATGATGCATAAAGATTAGTTGCACCAGAAACTGCTGCTGTTTTTGACCTACTAACATCATGTCGATACATATCATAAGTTGTTCCAGAAGACCATGTTCTTTTTGGAATAACTTGTCTTACATCTGAAGAATTAATTTTCTTCAATGCAACCATAGTATCCCAATAATCATTCTCTTCAGAAAAATTATCTTTAGGTGAAGGGGGAGTAGTATCCCAATCAGATTGATAATCATTTGGATTTGGTAGTCCAATAAATGAATAATATGCATTCGCACTGGATGTCACACCAGAAACAAAGTTTTTAGCATTCAATATTCTTATCTGATCAGTTATAATGGCAGCCATTTGACAGAGTTTTTTTATTATTTATTATGTATCATAATTTTTATATTTTAACGATGCAGTTCTTTGAACTTTCATGGAAGTTTGAATTCCAGTAACATCGTTAGTTCCTAAACCACTCAAAGTGTATGCAGTAAAGGAATTGAGTCCAGCCCTTGATTTAACATCAATACGACCCCAACTAAAGGCACCCAAATAAGGATTACCACCATTTGTTGTAATTATACCAGTTGTATTTACACCAGCATTATTTGTAAAGGTGAAAGGATCTTGAACATCACAAATTACTCTTCTAAGAGTTGTTGATCCAAAACCATCATAACCAGCAGGTCCAACAATATCGGAAGCACTTCTAACAACATAAACACCATCTATGTGAGAATTTCCAATAGCAACTACATCTCCTGAACTGTTATCCATTGCTCTGATAGTTGTTGATGCAGAACCAACATTACTATCAAATACCATAAAGTAATCATTAACTGTTAGAGCACTCTTAACTATAGCATTAGCAGCATGAGTATCATCTCTTAAGTAAGAATTCCAAGGAATATGTAAATCAAAGACGAATTGGGTTGTAACACCTGTTAAGGCAGTAGTTCCAAATCCAACAATTACACCATGATCACCATGCCAAGAATTAACTGCATTTTCCTCAAAATCATCAAGAGTTGGTGGAGTAATGAGAACAACTGGTGGATTTGATGATGTATATCCAACACCAGGACTTGTGATTGCAACTCCTGTTACTGCACCACCACTTAATGTAACATTACCAAACATTCGTGTAGTTGTGCCCACACCCACTGTACTTGCAACACTTACAGTTGCAGTTGAATAACCAGCACCACCATCTGTGATTGTTATAGAAGATATGCTTCCTATTCCAGATACATTAGCAGTACCAAATGCTGGTAATTTAGTATCCTGATTTATAAAGTTAATCTTATCTTGGAAGGTAACTGTCTGATCATTCTCATTAGCAGGGTTAAAGAATGGTTGTATATTACTCATGAAAACTGATGAAGAACCAATACCAACAGATTTAATAATATGAGCACATGGATTAATTACTGCTTCATACAATTCTCTATCTTTACCAACTTCAATTTCATCAACAATCCTATCTTCAGTTTGTCTACACCATTTAACTGGTCTTTCTAATGTATCATCTATTGTATTTCCTGGTCCATTATACATTGGTGTAGTTACTTTATCAGTAGAATCAACTCTAGAAACTAATCTATCATTTTCATTCCACCACCAAGGATGACCTTTATCTGGATTAGCACTAATTGTAAGTTTATCACCTTTTTTAACAGTTTCAATAATCTCTTTAAATACTACATCAGTATCACCTGTTCCTTTATAGAAGAGTATCTTACAAGAATCTCCTGCTTTAGGTGCTTCAGTAAATGTAATTATACTACCACCAGGGAAGTTATAACCTTCATCAGGAACCTGTAAAACATCATTAACAAATACAAGAAGAACATCCTGAACATTAATTCTTGATCCTCTCTTGGCAAGAATAGATATCAAACTACCAGCAAGAGTAAGATTGAATGCCTTTTTAGTTCCATCAAAGTTTTTAGCAGGACTATCTAATAATTGAAGTTCACCAACAGTCCATCCAGTAAATTCATCAGTAAATACTTTCTGTACCGTAAGTTGGAATTCGTTTCCAGTATACCCAGATGTTGTTGGAATACCAGTAATTCCACCAATAGGAATTGTTAGAATTTCATCAACACCATAACCATATCCTTTAAGATCAATGGAGAAATCAGTAACACTTGAACCTTGTCCAACAGTAAGATCCGCAGTTGCATTAGACCCAATTCCAGAAACTGAATCTGAAGAATAGTAAAGAGGAATATCATTATATGGACGTGGTGAATCAATTATTATTTTAGTCTTTTTATCAACAGTTCCGCCTCGTGCATAGCGGTGAACTCTTGTTGATATTCCACTATTAATTTCAAATGATGTTGGACTTACAATTCTAAGAATACGTTCACCAGTAAATGCTCTATCAGTTTTTCTTGGTGCTATAATTGCTCCTTGTGCAGTTCCACCTGATTGATAGAATGTTGGTACAGTCGAAACACCAACATTAACTACAAATTGAGTAGAACTTAATACCTCAAGAACCTTGTTTCCATTATAAGTTGGATCAGTTGTCCTTGGATATGTGTGAGTGGATGAACCAGCATCCAATCCACAAGTCATACCAATTCCAGTTAGAAGAACAGTACTTGCCACTGTTCCATAAGTTGTTAAACCATGTCCAGCAGAAGTAGTAACAGTCATAATACCAGTTACTGTATGGTATCCAACATTACTAATATTAACTGATGGTTTGTAATCACAAGTAAATGCAATACCAGATACAAATACTTCTTCTCCCTGTATTAATCCATGAGGAGTTGAAGTTGTAACTGTAGTCATACCAGTTACAGAATTATATCCAACATTTGATATATTTCTCTTGGAATAGAATCTTGCTTCAGTATTTGTTATGCTAACATTGGTAGAAATATTACCAGTACCAGTCATAATAGTTGCAAATCCAACATGATATTCTGGGATTTTCTCACCAAGAATAATTGCATTAGGATGTGCATACTGGAATACGTGAGTAGATCTGTTTGTAGAAGGTGCATTATCAAGAACTTGTACTTCAAATGTCTTTGCACCAACATTAGTAGTCTTTAACCATCTACCACTTACAGGATCAGACTCTCTTGGGTAAAGTTTTGCGTCTGTAGTTGATCCAATACCAACAACAACACTAATAGTTGTAGCAGTTTTTGCTGTAATATCAAGTTTAGTGTTATATGCAGGGTCAGTTGAACGAGGATAAGTATGATCTGTTGCATGACCATCTTCATCACAAGTAAAGACGATCTTATTAGCACCAATCCAAATATCATTACTGGTAGTTAAACTATGCGATCCAATAGTCAATGTTAAAACACCTGTTGATCCAACATAAGTTGCATCAGTAACCGTATATGAATTATTACTATCATCAGTAAATGCAGCACCAACAGTTCCACCAGAATAAGTATGAACACCAACACCAGCATTACAACTAAATGCAAGTGTCTTATCTCTAATCTTAACAAAATCAAGTTCACTTAAACCATGTTCGGCAAGTGTTGTAACTGTCATAATACCTGTTATAGGATTATAAGCAGCAGTTGATACGCCAATATAACCACCATCTTGAAGTTCATTAATCTTTGCTCTAACATTAACATAACCAACAGTTGCTGATTTAATACCAACCTTAACAGGGGTATCAACAGGTATAGCAAGTGATGCTGTAGAAGCAACACCAACTCTTACAAATGTTCCACCAACAGAAACAATATTAATAGGTTTTGTAAATGTTCCTATTGAAACTGTACAATCTCCAGTATATCCACTATTAAGTGTATTAAGTAATCCAAAGACACTATTTTTATTCTTAAGATAAATTACTGTTGATCCAACTCCAACTGGAGATGCTATTTCAGTAAGAATTTCAGTAGATGTTTCTCCTCTATAACCAGTTCCACTATTACCAACACCGATAAAGTAAGGATCAGTATCAATACTTCCTGGATTAGTAATGCCAGCAGCAACTATTATTGCAGTTGCACCAGCAGCTACAAGAGGTTGATATCCAAAACCCTCAGTAGAACCAACAGAAAGAAGAACACCACCAAGAGGAATTCCTGCAGTATTAACATCATTTCCAATAGATGCAGCAACTCCAGTAAAGCTAATTGAACTAATACCACTGGATTCTCCTATTGTATAATCATTACTTGCTCCTGGTCCTTGGAATACATCATTAACTAAAATAATTCCATTTTCAGTAGATATTCCAGTCACATTTGATCCACTATCTTTAAGAGTAAATGATTTTGTTATTCCATTAAAGTTATTAGAAATATCATCAAAAACAAAGTTTCTATAGTAAGTTTCATTTGCCTCATCTTCCACACCAGAACGCATAAATGATCTTCCGTGGAAACTAGAGCTAGTTGATATACCACTCCAATCCCTCTCATCTGGTGCATTAGTAGTTGAACCAATTGGAACATTACCAAATGGTGCTTCAGCAAAGGTTAGACTGTTATCTATAATATTATAATTTCCTTCAACTTTGGTTACTAAATCATCAGTTGCAGCAGCTCCAATTTTAGTTCCTAACCATCCTCTACGAACTCTAAATTGATTAGTTTCACCAATACCAATACCTTGAATCTTCATTATTTCATCATTAATTTTGATCAAATCTGATCCAAAGAATGACGTTATTCCACTAACTTTTATATGATCATCAATAGATGTTATTTCATCAGCAAGAACAGTAGTTATTGATGTAGCAACAACAGGTGATTGAATTACATTATCAAGAGTTAATAATACTTTTGCGTTTTGATTAGTAGAAGAGAATCTATGACTTGTACCAATACCAACACTTGTTATATCCAATGTTCTTGGAACTCTTCTTAATGCATTTTCAGCAGTATTTGCAAGTTTAATAGTATCTTCATTAATTTTAACAACGAAAACATCTTCTGGTAATAATGTTGTATTTCCTACACCTGCAAAGTTACTTTGAGCAATACCAATAGCAGATCCAATATTACCAACATGCTTATACTTAACTGTTTCACCTGTTACAAAGAAATGATTTGGAATATTAATAGTATCAGCAGAAATACTAACAATATTACTATCATTACCAGTAAAGTATTGTTCAAATATTGGATTTAATTCATGAGTTAATCCAAATTCTCTCTTAATAGCATTTTCAGTTCCCTCATATTGAGCAAAACCAGTTCTAATCATACCATTAGTAAAGTCAATATTATCATTATCATCATCTACAAATGCCATTGCATTCATATAAGCAGTTATACTAACAGCAATACCTGCTCTTGGTTTAAAGTATACGGTCTTATCAGTTCCATTCATCTTGGTTCCAAATGTACCTAAACCAGTATGAGATTCGACATTACCATATTCAACCATAAAGGTCTGACCCGATCCATCTTTATCATGATCATCATCACAAACAAGAAGTTCAGACATTACATATCTCTTATTCGTTGAGTCTGTAACTTGAAGAATAAAGTATGCAGCATCATAAGAATCACTATACTGACCAATTGTTGTAATACCTGGACTACCAGAAGATGCAATATTTGTAGTTCTTGCTTCTATTAAAGCATGTTTTAAAGTTGCTGTTCCAATACCCTGTGCATGATTGCTGTGTATTCCTACTTGAATTGTGTTAATTGTTACTCCAATACCATTATTCTTGGGTATGAAGTCAACCTTCATATTTCCACCATCAAGACGAGCATAGTATGTTCCAAATCCTGGTCCAGCAGTAATTGGTATCCAAGTAGTTAATTCACCATAATCAATACCATGCACATCACTATTGTCATGAACAAGATTAAGTTCATTAAACTGATGTTCATTATTCGCATCTGTCAATGACACTAAAAGTTTCATTGATCTATATGTGTGTGCAACAGATACTAAAGTTGTTGTAATACCTGTTCCACCACTAGCATCATAGGTAGAACAACTACTTGTATCAATATCAACAACACCACCCAGATTAGTTGTACCAATACCTAAAATATTATCATCTAATGTATAAGCAATAAAACCAATATCAAAATCATTTACCGTATAATCATATGGGAAGAAGTTTAATTGACCATCTAAACCAGCAATTGTAAAATCAAATCTTCCAAGAGGTTGTTTAGTATCAATTCCACCATACTGATTCATATATGCATATTGCCCATCATGAGTAAGAGTTACAACCATCAACTCTCTTTCTGCAACAAATCTTCTATCTCTATAGAACATGAAATATTTCATTGCCCTATGTTCAGCAGCAGGGAAGAAATCAATTGTAGAGAATGCAGTAGGTCGAGGATTACTATTAAATAATCCACTCATATCATCTATTAAAAGAACTCTATTTCCTGCAGACTCATAATAATCTGTTAAAATTCTACTACTGAATATAATTTCATCAGAAGATATTCCATCACCAAAAAATAAAACATTTTCTTTTACATTATCAAAATCATGCACACAATTAAGATCACCTAATCCTACTAATTCATTAGTAATTTCTATTGCATTAGATGAAACACCAACCTGCATACCAGTCGAACCAGAATCATCTGAAGCAGGAGTAACTAATTGATAATCACCAAACTTTTTAAATCCAGCAGTATGATTACTTGCACTTACAACATCATCCCATGTATCATAATCAATTTCGGATTTTAATGTATATGAGAAATTTTGATAATAAAGACTATCCTGAACTCTTTGAATGTTGTTATTTAAAAATCCTGATACAGTTTCAGATCCTTTAACAACTCTTGTTATAGGACTTAATTCAAAAGAAGAATTATAAGTTGTTATAGAAGAAGCAAATCCTTCTGTTTTAGAAGATAATCCTTTAATTCTTTCACTAATTACAAAATTATCAGTTGTAGCAACTTTTAAAATTCCATTTTGCCTATCCCATGCTTCAACATTACCCGAAGTAGTATCAGATTCTACCGTTTCACCAACTGCAAAATCGTTAAATTTTAACTTTGAAGTAAAGATTGGGAAAGTTTTTTCAGCAATTATTCTACCACCAGAGTTTTGATCATCAAATTGACCAATAACCTCACCTGCTTCATAATCACCATCAAGACTATATGATACTGTTGCACCAACTCCACCAATATTTGGATCTGTTGATGTTATAGTAAATAATTTGTAATTATATGCAGATGAATTAAATCCTTTACCCGTTGATCCAACACCAACACTTACACCCTCAATCAGTACTTTATCTCCAACAACAAATGGGAATGTATTTGCTGTACTAAATCCAACATCTAATGTTACAGTTGC